GGTTGGAACATTTGAAAAATGCAAATTCCAGTTCAAATTGCATTATCTTGAAGGATTGAAAACAATATTCAACTGCGATCCAACGAATCCTTTGACACTTGGTCTTGCGATTCATAAAGGGATTGAAACGAATGTTGAAACTGCCATTCAAGAATATTTGATGTCATATCATGTTGTCGATGATTTGATTATCAATGAAACAATAAAGTTGAAATATTTGATTCCAAAAGTCAAAGCAATTCTTCCTTTGGGTGAACACGAAGTCAAAATTGAAACAAATGAATTTCTTGGATTCATTGACCTTGTTTCACCAAATGAAGATGGAACTGTTGACATATATGACTTCAAATATTCAAACAATATTGATTCATACATGCAAAGTGGTCAACTTCATATCTACAAAGATTATTATGAACAAATCTATTCAAAGAAAGTTCGAAAATTGTTCTTTGTATTTATTCCGAAGATTATGATCAGGCAAAAGAAAACCGAAGACCTTTTTCAATTTAGAAAAAGACTTCAATCTGAATTACAAAAGGCAGAAATTAAAATTGAAGAAGTTCAATATGATGCCAACAAAAGAATTGAATTTTTGGAAACTATTCAAAAAATAAAAATCGAAAAAAACTATGAAAAAAATGAAACAAAATTGTGTGATTGGTGTGAATTTCAATCATACTGCAAGAAAGGAATTGATTATATGATTTTACCAAAAAATGAAAGAAAACAAGCAGTTGTGAACACACAACCTGACATGTGGTTGTATGGTGATTCTTATTCAGGAAAAACAGTCTTCATGGATTCTTTTGACAACAACTTGATGTTGAATACAGATGGAAATGTTGACCACATCACTTCCCCTGTAATAAGAATCAAAAATGAAGTGACAGTTGATGGAAGACTTACAAAAACAAAATTCGCATGGGAAGTTTTCAAAGAAGTTGTTGATGAATTAGAAAAGAAAAACAATGATTTCAAAACAATCACTGTTGACCTTGTTGAAGACTTATATGAACATTGTCGTTTGTATATGTATGACAAAAATGGATGGGAACATGAATCTGATGGTGCATTCGGCAAAGGTTGGGACATGATAAAAACTGAATTTTTATCAACAATGAAACGACTTAAAAATACAGGTTATCAAATTGTCTATATTTCAAAACAATTGACAAGTTCAATCACATTGAAATCAGGACAAGAAATCACAACATTCAAACCAAATATTCCTGACAAAATTGCGAATGTATTGGCAGGAACAGTTGATTTGACTGCAAGGGTTGTTGCAGAAGGTGAAAAACATTATATGTCATTCAAGACATCCGAAACAATCTTTGGTGGTAGCAGATACAATTTCGGTGTTCAAGAAATTCCACTTTCATATGAAAGTTTCATGGACATAATGGTCAAAGCACAAAAAACTGAATCAACTTCAAAAGTAGAAAAACAAGCGAATTATTCCCCTTCACAAGCGAATGAAGAAAAATCAGAAGAAAATGATTCAACTTTACAGGCGAATGATTCAACTTCACAGGTAGAAAAACCAAAAAGAAAATCAAGAAAGACTGGTGGTGATGAATAATGTTTGGAATCAATGAAAAAACACTTCCTGTTGTAAAAACTGAAATTCACATTGCTTCTTTTGGAACAAAATGTGAAATTCAAATCAACAAAAAAGTATTTGAACAATTATCAAAAGAACAACAAAACAAAGTGACAAATATCATTCAAAATTCATTTCAAGAAATCACAGAAATTCTTGAAGAAAACGATTCAAAAAAATAGAAAGGAAAATTTTTATGAAACGACAAATTTTGACAGACTCTGACATCGAACTTTGTATAGAATTGTCGAAGAAAGGGATTCACATCAAAGACATATATGAAACCATTGACAGAATCTTCGACAGTTTGAAACCAGTTTTTGATTTACTAGAAGAAAATATTGAATATATGATTGAAAGAAAAACAGAAAGGAATGAAGAAATCATGGAAGAAAAAAAATATTCAAAAAATGAAGTATTAGAATTATTCGACAAAGCAGTTGAACAAATGGAAGAACTTGTGAATGAAGCAACAAAAGATGCAAAAGAAGGAATTGGAAAACTAGCATTGAAACTTCAAAATCAAATTGTTGCAAGTATGATCAAAAATAATTTGATGGAAATGGTAGGTGTTGATGATGAATAAAGACAATGTTTGGGAAGAATTCGACAAAAGTGTTGACATTGATGGTCTTCAAAAAGACATCAAACAAGCAGAAGAAAATGATGGACAAAATTTCAAAGATGTTCCACTTGGCGAATACGAAATAAAAATTGAAAAACTTGAACTTGTGAAATCAAAGAAAAATGATCCGATGTTCAGTTGTTGGATGAAAATCATCAATGGTGAATATAAAGGAAGCATGATTTTCATGAATCAAGTTATGACACAAGGATTTCAAATCCACATTGTTGATGAATTCCTTCGTTCACTAGATTCAGGAATTGATATTGAATTCAAAACATACAGTCAATTTGCGAAACTACTTGAAGAAATCAAGAAAGCAATTGATGGTGTTCTTGAATATGCAGTTGAATATGGCGAAAAGAAAGGATTCAACACTTTCAAAATAACAAACATTTTTGAAGTTGAAGAATAAGGTGACACATCGATGCTTTTCTACGATTTTGAAGTATTTCCTTTTGATTGGTTGGTTGTTATTTATGACATGACAAACAAAAAAGAACATGTCATCATCAACAATCCTGAACAATTGAAAGAAATATATGAACAACATATCAATGACATTTGGGTTGGTTATAATTCAAGACAATATGACCAATACATTCTGAAAGGCATCCTTTGTGGTTTCAATCCAAAAGAAATCAATGATTGGATTATTCTTGAAGGCAAAGGTGGTTGGCAATTTTCAAATCTATTCATGCGAATCAGATTGAACAACTATGACATCATGACCACCTTTCATGGATTGAAGCAACTGGAAGGATTTCTTGGAAATATGATCAAGGAATCAGATGTTCCATTTGACATTGACCGAAAACTTACAAATGAAGAAATCGAAGAAGTAATCAAATATTGCCGACATGATGTTGAACAAACAATCAAGGTTTTCATTCATAGAAAATCAGAATTTGAAAGTCATATGCAGTTGATAACAACATTCAATCTTCCACTTCGTTATATTTCGAAGACAAAAGTTCAACTTTCAGCAATCATTCTTGATGCGAAAAAAATTGAAAGAAATGATGAATTTGACCTTGTCTTCCCTGACACATTAAAGGTTGAAAAATATCAACAAGTGGTTAATTGGTATCAAAATACAGAAAATTATGACTATAAGAAGGAACTTGCAATCAAAGTTGCAGGTGTTGATCATATATTTGCATGGGGTGGTTTGCATGGTGCTATTCCAAATTATATTGAATCAGGAAGATTTTTGAACATTGATGTTGCTTCATATTATCCTGCATTGATGATTGAATATAACTTTGGAAGTAGAAACATGTCAAATCCAAACAAATACAAAGAAATCAGGGACACAAGACTTGAATTGAAAAAAGCAAAAAATCCACTTCAAGCACCATACAAAATTGTCTTGAATGGAACATATGGTGCGATGAAAGATAAATTCAACAATTTGTATGATCCACGACAAGCGAACAATGTCTGTGTTGGTGGTCAACTTTTATTGTTGGATTTGATTGAAAAACTTGAAGGAAAATGCAAATTGATTCAGTCAAATACTGATGGTCTTATTGTTAAGATTGAAAACAACAATGATGAAGAAATCTTGAAAATCTGCAAAGAATGGGAAAATCGAACAAGAATGAATCTTGAATATGACTATTATGAAAAGATTATTCAAAAAGATGTGAACAACTACATCATAGTTGATGCAGATGGTCATTACAAATCCAAAGGTGCATATGTTAAGAAACTGAATGAATTGGACAATGACCTTCCAATTGTGAACAAAGCAGTTGTTGATTATTTTGTGAATGACATTCCTGTCGAAGAAACCATCATGAATTGCAATGAATTGAAGATGTTTCAAAATGTTGTGAAAATATCTTCAAAATATTTATATGGACTATATGGAAATGAAATTCTAAAAGAAAAATGTCTTCGTGTTTTCGCTTCAAAAGATAAAAGTGACAAAGGTGTTTTCAAATTAAAAGCAGAAGGAAAAAATCCTGAAAAAATTGCAGGAACACCACTTCACTGTTTTATGGTGAATGAAGATGTTAATTCAGCAGTAATTCCAAATAACTTGGACAAACAATGGTATGTGAATCTAGCGAAAAAAAGAATTGGTGATTTTAAAGGAGATGAACAAGAATGACTTATATTATGGAAAAACTAGACAAAATGAAAATACCGACATTCAATGGAAGACCGATGAAAAAAGTTCAGGAATACGAACATTTCATTCTTTTCATTGATGAAAAAACAGGCATCAGGCAATGTTTTTCAATATGGGATTTGACACACAAAGAATATATTGGCAGACTCTATTCTTTACCTGATGAAAATGGAAACACTGGTCACAACAAAGTTCGTGGTGCAAGACCATATGCGAACAGAACAAAAAACAAAAATGACAACAGATTGTCAGACTTAATCGAAAAAATGGAAGGTGCAACTATATGATAAACGAATCAAGAATGTTCAGACAAACAAGAAGGAAAATTTCAAAAAAGAAAATTGCAATCCTTCTTCTGTCCCTGCTTCTTCTATTCTTCATCATCAAACTTCCAATTGATGTGATAAATGAAAGAAAAGAAGAAATTGCAAGACAAAAAGAACTTGAAAAAATCCAAACTGAATTGAAAGAAAATCTTGATGAACTTCAAGAACTAAAAATTGAATATGAACAACTATATTCCAATACTATTTCATCACAAACAAGATTTGAAATGATAATGGATTCAATATTGTATGATTATTATTATTCAAAATATTATGGTGTTGAAGAATGATTGCTTTTCTGAAAAATTTTTGTGAAAATAGAAAATTGTTAAGAGAAAGAAACACTTTCGAAAATAAATACAACACACTTCTTGATAAGTATGCAAGTGAAATGGAACGAAAACTTGACTTGGCAACTGACTTGCAACATTACAAGGAAATATGTCTTCAACAAAGGCGACAAATCAGATTATTAAAAATTGAACTTTCTGAATATCAAAAAAGAAAAAGAAAATGATTGGTGGTGATATAGATTGGAACTTTTCAAGGGTTATGTGGAAACAAAAAACAAAAAGTGCATTGAAAAATTCAAAGGAAGAACTGATTTCAAAACATATGAACAAGTCAAGAATCTTTCGGAATTTGCAGGAATACTTGCAGAAGATGTGATTCTGATTGATGTTGATGATTTTGAACAAAGTGAAATTCTATTTGACATTATACAAAAGAAAAAAATCGGATGTCGTGTGTATAAAACTTCAAGGGGCAAACATTTCTTTTTCAAGAATAATGGAATCAACACTTGCAAGATTCACACCACACTTGCGATTGGAATTGTTGCAGACATAAAAATCGGATTGAAAAATTCATATTCAATTTTGAAATATGATGGAACTGAAAGACCAATATTGTATGATGAAAAAATTTCAGAAATTCCAAAGTGGTTGTTTCCTGTAAAAACAACAATTGACTTTTTCGAAATGGGTGTTGGTGATGGTAGAAATCAAGCACTTTTCAACTACATTCTGACACTTCAATCAAATGATTTCACAAATGAAGAAGCAATTGAAACATTGAAAATCATCAATGAATTCATATTGAAGGATTCTTTGGAAGAATCAGAACTTGAAACAATATGTCGTGATGACTCTTTCAAGAAACCTTCATTCTATAAAGGAAATACATTTCTATTTGATAAGTTCGCCACTTTCATGAAGAACAATCATCACATAATAAAAATCAACAACAGACTTCACATGTATGAAGATGGAATCTATGTTGAAGGACAAGAAAAGATTGAATCTGCAATGATTCAGCATGTGCCACAAATGAATCGTGCTAAAAGAACAGAAGTATATGCATATTTGAATTTGTTAATTAGAAAAAGCAACAAAGTGCAATCGGCAAATATGATTGCTTTCAAAAATGGTGTATATGACATTGAAACTGATGAATTTCATGACTTTTCCCCTGACTTCATCATCACAAACAAAATCAACTGGAATTTCAACCGAAATGCAAATTCTGAATTGTGTGAAAATACTTTGAAAAAATTTGCATGTGGTGATGAAGAAATTCTTCAACTATTAAAAGAAGTCATTGGTTATTGTTTTTATAGATGGAATGAACTTGGAAAAGCATTCATCCTGACTGGTGACAAAAGCAATGGAAAATCCACTTTTCTTGATATGATTTCAACTTTACTTGGTCAAGAAAATACATCAGCACTTGATTTGTCAGAACTTGGTGACAGATTCAAGACTGCTGAACTATTTGGAAAACTTGCAAACATTGGTGATGACATCAAAGGTGATTTCATTCCTGATGTTTCAATTTTCAAGAAACTGGTGACTGGTGACAGAATCAATGCTGAACGAAAAGGACAAGATCCATTTGAATTCAACAATTATTCAAAACTTTTATTTTCAGCAAATAAGATTCCACGAATGAAGGATGACACAGGTGCAGTTCTGCGAAGACTCATCATTGTCCCCTTCAATGCAAAATTCAGTCAAAATGATGCTGATTTTGATCCATATATAAAATATAAACTTCGAAGCAATGAAGTCATGGAATATTTGATTTTGGTTGGACTTGAAGGATTGAAAAAAGTTCTGAAAAACAAATCTTTCACTATTTCATCAAAAGTCAAAGAAGAACTTCAAGCATTTGATGAAGCAAACAATCCAATCATGATGTTTGTTGCTGAATGTGAAGATGACATCGTGAACAATACAACAAATGAAGTTTATTTGGCATATTCAACTTTCTGTCGTGATGCAGGATTGAACACACTTGGAAAAATTGAATTTTCAAGACAACTATGCAAAAAATTCGGTTTTGAATCTGTCCGA